CTATTAGTTAAAATATCATAAAGCACAAATACAGGACACGCACAAAATTGTGCAGCTTGCATTGTCCCATCAAAAATATAATTACTTGGATAATTTATCCTCCCAGTTTTAATATCAACGGTTGGCGTACCAGAATTGTTTGCACCTGCTCCTGGTATTTTTATTTTTATACCTTTAATTTTATATGTGCGTCTTGGAACAGAACTAAAGTTTTCTGCATCTACCTCTAAACCAACTAAAGCTGTATTTGGATAATTACGAGGTGGATCTTGTTCTATAACTTTAATTATCGACATAAATCTTACAGAATTACCTTGTTGAATTATGTTTGAGTCATCATGTAATGGATTGAATTTTACAACCTTAATAACTATGTTTCTTGCATTAGTATCAGTTGCATCTGGTATCTCGATTGTTTTTTCTATTTGATATAAGTCGTTAGTTCGACCTTTAACTAGCACACTTTTAACTTCTGTAAAATTACTGCCATTATCTAAACTTCTAAATATTTGATAACGTAAAGATAGTCCTCTAACATCTCCATTATTATACGCAGCAAATAAAGAAGGTATCCCAACAATTACAACTACTTGTGAAACTCTAGATGCGTTTGTATCAGAAAAAGTTACTGTTCTATTTTCACCTGCATTTGTCAGATCATCATTTGGAGCAACTTCAATTACAGTTCTTACATTTGAAAAACCTTTTATAACTGCCTGTGAATCTGTACCATTTTTAGTTTCAATATTTAAATCTTCAACATTAAAATTATAATCTGAACTTGAAGGAGAAAGCCCTGCTGCTGGCTGTAATAACTGTGTCCGATTAAAAAATATATCTTTCTGTCCTTCTATTCCATAATTTGACGATCCAAAAGCAAAACCTTTTTCTAAAGGTGATGCAAAGCCAGCTATTTCACCTTCTGATATAACATCAAGTATTTTTGCTGTAGCTTTACTATTTAAATTATCTTCTGCATTTTCTGGTGTTCTACGACTACCTTTTCCACGACTACCAGAACCAGAAATTAAATCTTCTTCAAATATTTCCATTAAACTTCTCCAATTTCTACAGATGTACTTACCACTATTGAACCACAAATAGCCGTTCCATAAACTAAAGGTACTGCAACTCCAGGCATACTTACGTTTAAAGGAGAAGTAAATGCAGAAGATTCAGGTGTTTGTTCTGCTCCAGGTATTTGAGGTGTTGGTGTTAAAAGATCTGAAACACCTTGTAAAACTAAAGCACCTCCAAGATATACAAAACCTTTTGCGATTCCAGCAGCAGAACCAAAACCAACAGAAGTCGCTCCAAAATTAGCAAAACTAAGTGGAGAAAACAAAAAAGCACCTCCTATTAAAGCAGCACCAGCTATTATTCTTCCAAACTTACCACTACCTTCAACAACTGGTATAAAACTGATACTTGCATTTCCAATTGGATATAACAATTCTTGTTCCCCTACATCATCTTTATCAACTAAAACATGATAATTACTCTGTACTATTTGCGGTTCTAATGTAGGCCAATTGCAAGTAAGAAAACTAACAGCTTCTCTTACATTATCAACATGAGCCTCAACTTCTTTAAGACCTGTATGTTCTCTTAAATGACCATATAGTTTTATTTTACGCAACATATCTTATCCTCTTACCAGTGCATTTCTGCAACCATTCGCCATATGGTTCACGGCCTGACAGCCTTCCTTGTATATGATGTAAAACTTCTCCATCAATAAATACAGCAATATGGTTAAGGCCATTACCATAAATACTAAGCAATAAACAGTCATTTGTCTGTAGCTGTTCGTCATATTTTAACTCACGAAAACCAGTTGCTTCAAAACAATCTTCAAACATTGGGTTATCTAAAAAATCATCTTCATTAGCTGGCCTTACCCAATCTTTCATAATTATGCCCTGCTCTTTAAAATAATCTCTAACAAGACTCCAACAGTCATATACACCAAATACATAAGGCCGACCAATCAGACTATTTTTATAACCAACTGGTTCGTAACTTTGCCATTCATTACTTTTTGGATTAACAATATAGTATTTTAAACCTTGTTTTTCAGAAGAATATTTATCAGCATCAGATGGTGTTGCATCACAATTTACATGACTATGAAATACTGCGACAATATCTCCTTTATCTTCTGTTTCAGCCCATGATCGTGGATCTATTGTAAATTGATTAAGTTTATCAACTGCAATATTTTTTGCTGGTGCGTACTTTTCTCTTCCCTTAAACATATAAACAAGACCACAAGCTTCATTTGGTGCTTCTTGTTTTGCGTGTTCTAATGCTTTATCTTGCCATATCATTGAAAGAACTCACCAATTCCAGGAAATTCACTTGGTAGAATTTGTCGCTTTGGTAATCTTACATTAGCTCCATCATTAGGCATAGTGCATTCAAATTGCACAAGTTCTTGATTTTCTAATACCTTTCTAGCGATCATATAAACTTCATCAGGAAACTTTTGTGTATCATTTTCTGTTGCATTTGTTGAATTAAAATTATCAGAATCAAGAAATTTCCTTAGTGTTCTTATGCGAACCAAAGTGCTTCCTATAAGATCATTTCCTACTGTAATTTTATTTACCTCAAGCATCATTGCAGATATAGTGCCTGATGGTAATGCAGAACCGCCATTTGCAACAGTAAATGTATTTGAAAGACTTGGACTTAAATTACTTATAGTCAAACGTGGTCTTGGTAATGTACCTTTTGATGTCATATCAAAACCTTCTGTTTGAACAGGAAAAGGTTCATATACTTTTCCTCCAAAATGTATAGAAGCTTCATGTAATGTTGATGTTGTTTTTAGATTAGTACCAGCATGAAATCTTTTTACTGCTCTTTTTGCTGTCCATGTAATGTTATTGTCTGTGACTGTAGCTCCATTTGTGTTTGGAAAATTAGGTTGAGAAGTTCCAGTATATTTATTACCAGTAGCTGCTGTACATTCAAAAACAAGTGTAGTAGGTGGTATGAGATTTGTTGTATTTGATTCAAAAATTAAACTTGATGAACTTACAGTATCTCCGACATCATATGTACCTGCATCTCCACCTCTTCTAACAGACCAATCAGCGTAATGTAATCTTTGATCTAAATGTATTTCAAACAACTCAATAATCTCTGACGGATTTGGTTTTTGTAGTTCTGTAACTGTATTTGTTGGTGTGCTCA